CGCATTCACATTCCTTGAAATATTAAATAATCTTAATAAATCATCCAAATCATAATTATTTATATCCAAGTCTAATTCTAGAGACATATATAATAATAATAATTTATTACTATTATTATTACTAATATTATAATACGATAAATATTTGCAACTATTGGTTAAATTTTTAGTATTTAAGAAATAAGACTACAAAGAGTAAAGGTTGTTGATACATTAAATTCTTGATTATAAGATTGATTTCCATACCAATTTATTTGTAATTGTAAATCATTAATAGCATTAGTAAAATCAAAATAATCTGTATAAGTAATGGATAAAGGTTGTTGAGCGGTATTAAAATATTGAGACGGATTAAACCACTGAGCGTATGGAGTTTGCTGTCTATAATTAAACCCTTCAAATAAAACACTATTGCCGTCTAAAAAATTAAAATACATAGCAAGTTCTTTATCGCTTGGTCCTGAACCTACATTCCAACAATTTATACTAAAAGAAACCGCCCATGTTCCATATAAAAATTTAGAAGGAAAACGAAATGGATTACTTTTAACCATTTCCCAACCAGAATTGTTATAACCAAACCCACCATCCCATTTATTAAAAAATGTTATACCCATAGGATAATTATTCCACTCAACACCTCTATTTACTAAATCAGAAGTGGTAAATTTAATAAATCCAGTTGATGAATCAGTATCAATGCTAATATTTCCTAAACTACTATAAGTAGAACAAACAAGTTCTCCGTCACCGGTATTAGCAGTTGTAAGATTGATATATGTTTTTCCAGTTGGAGGAGTTGTTAAATTAATATCTCCAAACGAAGAAGTAAGCGATAAATTTGTTGTTCCAATAATACTATTACTTGCATCTATAATATTAATTCCATTTGAAAACTCTAATAGAGTTGAAGAAATAGATACATATTTTGTTGTATCTGATATTTTAAAAGTTGGGTTATTATTATTTATTTCTTCGGTTAGAAGCATTACATTTATAGCAGGTGAAAGTAATAGTCTATTTATTACATTACCACTAGGGTCAAAATCATTTGACATTTGTAATCCTTCTGTTACTATACCAGTTCCTAATGAAACTGGTGTATTATTTGGGTCAGGTGTATTTATTACATTGATTCCATATTGTGGTGATGCTATTATAGAACAAATATTAGTATAATCACTCATGTTAATTAGACCTGGACCTATTTGATTTTTATTTCCAGTTGCTCCAATATAAGTTTCCCAATTATAGTCGCTTGTTCCATTATTAACACTAGTAGTAGTTACATTAATTGGATTATTCAGACTTATAATAGAATTTATATTATCTATATTGTTATTACTCATATCAATTGAATAAGAACCTGCACTATTTCCAACTGATAAAATAGTTGATAATGGAACAAGGGGTCCAGTAGAACCGGTTGGTCCAGTTTCTCCTGTCGGACCAGTTGGTCCCGTTTCTCCTGTTGGACCAGTTTCACCCGTAAAACCTGTTGGTCCTTGATTACCTGTTGGTCCTTGATTACCTGTTGGTCCTTGTTGACCAGTAGGACCTTGTTCACCTGTTTCACCAGTTGGTCCTGTTTCTCCTGTTTCACCCGTTGGTCCTTGATTACCTGTAGGACCTTGTTCACCTGTTTCACCTGTTGGTCCTTGTGAACCAGATGATATTGGATTGCCATTCCATAATAAATTTGGTGTCTGAAAATTAATAGTAACTGGTGCTGATATATCTAATCTATTACTGACGTTATCACCCGATATTACAATTTGTCGATTTAAAGAAAGATTTCCTGTAGAATCGGAAGTATATTGATAATTGCCAAAAGATATATAATTAAGTAATAAATTTGTTCTTGATATATATGAAGTATTATCTGGTGAAGGAGCTTGAAAAATTAAATTTTGGTCGTTCCCCCCATAATTTAATGATGTAAACGCTGTTCCAAAAGATGCTCCTGAATTACCATACATACTTGATGGTATACTACCTGTTAAATTTGTTGATGGAGTTTTAAATAGTTTTGTATCGCTCATAATATTTAATTATATATTAATTTACTATTAATTTACTATTGTTTTACCTATAATAATTAGCGTATTATTACCATTTCTACTATAATCATTATTTAAAGAAGTAGTATAAATATTAACACCTGATACATTTGTTGTTGCGTATGTTCTTAAATATTCGAATTCGTTAGTTGTTTCGTTTTGATATAATTTAAAACCAGGATTAGAATATGAATTAAATGTATATGCCGCATTATTTACACCTTGATATATATATGGTTGTAAAATGGCAAAGCCTCTACCTACTCCATATAAACTACCTGATGATGTAGATGTAGGTGATTGTAATTCAATTGGCGTTGTTTCATCTGTGATTGTTATTGGTTCAGGAGGAAAATTAGAATGAATTGTATATTCAAATACTTGACCATATGTATTGGGTATTTGAAATGTAAATGTTGTGTACCCTTCTTGAACAGAACTAGTCGGTTCTGTAAAAATTCCAGGAGTACTATTTAAAGTAAAAGTATTATTTTCCAATAAATTAATCCAATTATTTGTAATATAATCATAAAAATATGGTGTTCCATTTATAGAAGCATAGTTACCAAATCCTGGACTTGTAGGCGGAAATGATGCTAAATCTTTAATTTGTAAATTTCCAGAATTAATTACAACTTTATCGTTGAAAGTATTTACTTTACAAAATATATTATTAGCATTTAATTTTGCGTATTCATCATTACAGCATGATTTAAGAGGACAATAACTTAGCTGAAAAGGATATCGATATGGATAATTATTCAGAGGTCTATTATTTAATTTAAAAATATGATTATTATTATTATACATATAATAATCATATATTATATTTATGATGTGTAACAATATTTAGATGTTCCAGTTTGACCATAATATCCATATGTTCCAGTTTGACCGGTTGGTCCATATGTTCCAGTTTGACCATAATATCCATATGTTCCAGTTTGACCTATTGGTTCATTATATCCAGTTTGACCATAATATCCATATGTTCCAGTTTGACCTATTGGTTCATTATATCCAGTTTGACCCGTTGGTCCATTATATCCAGTTTGACCTGTTGCTGTTGGTTCATTATAAACATATGAACCAGTTGGTCCGGTTTCTATACAAGTAGTATTGTTTGATTGTTCCATTTTATTAGAATATAATAATTCTTTATATATGTATTTTACAATTTATATTTTCGGTTATGTGATGTTTATGACATGTTCCATCATCTAAATATAATTTATATACAATCCAATATGGCATTGGATAAATAGGATTTAAATTTTTTATAAATTCAGATACAAACATATCGTTATTTTCAACTAATATTTTATTCCCTTCATTATTAATTAAATATAATTTATAAATTGATTTTTCATTAGTGGCGAATTGAATATTCAAATTATTATATAATTGTTTTATTGTATCCTTTTTATATACAGAAATCCATTCTGAATATCCACAACATTTTTGAATTTCAAAAATATAATGATATTCATAAAATATTCTTAAAAAATCATTTTTTTTTAATTCAAATTCATTCATATTTAAATCAAGATTCATATAAATATTTAAAATTTATATTTAAATAGTATTTTCAGGATTATTTTCTATAGTGTTTGGTCGTATAGTATTTGGTTGTCTAGGTATATAATTTCCACATCTTTTAAAAAACTTGTGTAATTCTTTCGGGTCGGCACCCGTTACTATATCGTTTGGAATATAAGTTTCATTTCCTTTATGATAACATAATATAGCTGGAATACCATTAACCATTTGTTTGTTTTTAAGAAAAGAATATAAATTAAAACAATGGTCTACATCAATATCAGCACATAAAACATTATGCGGCGAAGTAGCAAAAAACCCATCAATGATTGGAGCAATTTGTTTACAAGGTCCGCACCATGAAGCACCTAATTTTATGATAAATAATCCAGGGTTCATAGATTTTAATATTGCCAAAAATTTATCTCTGGTCTCTATTTCAGTAATAACTTGTTTTGTTATTTTATTATTATATACTTGTTTCATATTTATATAATAATAAAAAATAAAAAAAAATTTAACTTATCATTTAATTATCTTGTAATTTCATAGATATGTAAGAGGGTTTGAATTAACATTGGGAATATTGAAATTATTTGTAACATACATTCATATATAAAAAAAATAATTTAACTATTAATTATTTTTTCAATAAAAGAAATATCTATTTCTGGTAACATAACATGTGATTCCCAAAAATATTTACAAAAAGCCCACATAAAAACACAATCAGATGGATATAAATGTGAATATTTCATTAATCGTTTTCTAATTTGATTGGGTATAATATGTAGAGAAGAACTTGGAACAACATAACATAATTGTGTTATTTCGTTTACTGCTGTTGTATTTGTATTGAATTTTATTTTTTGTATGGATTGTTTTCCATATTTTAATAAATCACATAATAAAGGCGGATAATGATATTTATATTTCCATGTCCAATCAATACAACCTTTAGAATAATAGTTAACATTCCATAATAATCCTTCTAAATAATTATCAACAATACTAGAAATATTATTTTCAGAAAATAAAGTTTGGTAATATCTAGATTGCCAACCTTCTTCTTCCGGATTAATAAATTTTTCAATTTCACGGTCATAATTTGGTAATAATTCTATTTTTTTCCATTCTTCTTTTATATTAGAAAATGATTTTTCTCTTCTATTGCGAAGTTTGTATTCTTCTTTAAAAAATACGTGTTCATTAGTAGCCAACCATTTTATAAAAATAAAGAAATGTTCCCAATTAATATTTTTTCCATCTGTAATTGTTTTATTAGTATTTCCAATCGTGTTTTTGTATGCTTCTAATATTTTCTCTATTCCATTCGTTCTAATATTTACAGATGGAAAATGAGGCATAAAATCGTTACCTAATAAAAAGCAAATAAGAATATAATCATTTAATCGGTTGATTGAATGATTTACTGAATAATGATTCATATTTAGGGAAATAGATTCTGAAAGAAGAGAAATGTCCATTAAATAATCTTGGTTCGGTTCTAAATCTTCTTGTATTGATTTAATAAATTCGGGTGTTTCTCTATATAAATAGATAGGATTTCCGATATATAAATGATTTACACATAACATTATTAAGTCTGCGTCTAATCCATATATTACATTGATTGCTTCTGTAGAAGATTGACGAATGTAATCAAATATTTTATGTTCTCCTTCGCCGATTTCATTACTGGTAGAAACAATGATTTGTTCTACATCAAATAATGTAGTATCTTCAAAATATTTTTTAGTTTCATAATTTAATTCATTCATGAATTGTGTTCCAGGTGTAATTTGACATGTATCCCAAGTATCATTTGTTATTATATGAATAGATTTCATAATTTGTTTTTGATAAGAGGATTTAAATCGTCGTTGTCTTTGTTGTTCTAATTTGGCAATAGGTGCGACACCATCAAAAGCAATATATATTAATTTTTTAGGAGAGATGAGTTTGATATAGAGACAAATTTGAGAAATAACATTTTGTATAATTATGTTATTATTCATAATTTTTTTATTTTTTTCATTTTTTTCAAAAGTTTTAATAACGTCATATATTATTGAATTACAATCAAGATAAAAATGAGTTACATGAATATCATATTGGTTTAATGGTTTTATTATATTTGAATGATTTTTAATAATATATGAAAAATAGCTTGGAATACCCATTCGTTATATAATAATATAAATCTTTATATAATTATTATATTTTTATAAATTAATATTATTTATAATATATGAATGTTCCAGAAGATATAATCCGTTTAATTGATAAAAAAATATTATTTTTTAATAATGTAATACAAAGTACAATATTAAATGCCAAAAATAATAAAATAAATAATATAATTTGTGAAAATGAATATGATACATGCTTAAATTTATTAAACGAATTAAATAAAAAGATATTGAATACATCCAAGTTAAATTCTTCAAAAGAAGAATTAATAAATCAATTACAAAATATTAATAATGATTTATCAAGTATTATAAAAGTATATGGTACGGAAACATTTGAAAATTTGTTAATAGTATGTTTTGGTAGTCAAAAATATATAGAAATAGATAATAATTTATTAAAATATGAAATTTTAAAAAAATATTTTCATCCAACCGGATACAAAGTATTAACATTAAATGTAGAAACCCCAAATTTTGAGTGTAATGATATATTATTAACAACAAATCAATTTCATATAAAAGTGTATGGAATGAAAGTATATATACATAATAAAAGTATTAATAAAAGTATTATCGTGTATGGAATAATGGATGATGTAATTGTCCACTTATTAAATGATAATTTTATAAATGAAAAACTATTATTAATTAAAAATAATGTACCAAAAGATGTGTTATTTACGAGTAACGCATATAAAAAATACATAGAAACATTATCTTTAAAAGAATTATTAATATATAGTTATGATGAAATTTATAATAAATTTGTTGGATATTGTTATTTATACAAACTTTTAAAAAATAAATCGTTAAATAATATTATTAAAGAATTTATGATTGGAGAGTTATATTCAAAACGAAATACATTATTATTATTGATTTATAATAGTGATGATTCAGAAAACATATATATTGCCAATATATTATATGATTTATTAGTTACGGATGCTTATACTATAGATATTCAAAATAAATTGTATAATTCATTGCCATTTAATATAAAACAGAATTTTAATGATATGATGAAAAAAATTATAGGAAATACAATTGATTTAAATAAAGATATCCAATCGGTTTCTCTAGAAAATAAAATTCATTTATTAAAAGTAAATGATAATGTAAAAGAAAAAGCGTTTATTAAATTAAGAGAAATAAAAGCAAAAACAGATGATTCTTGTAGTAAAGCTAGACAATATTTGGACGGATTATTAAAAATACCATTTGAAATTTTTAAAAAGGAACCAATATTAAATGTAATGAATGTGAGTAGAAATTTATTAAAAAATGTAGCATTATTTATAAATAAATATAATGAATTGAATTTTACTATTCCTATCAAAGAAAAATATACAAGTATAGAGATAAATTTTTATCTCAAAAAAATAAATAAATTATTAGAAGAAAAAATAATCTATAAAATTAAAGAAAATGATGTAAAAACAATAAAAAATTTTTATACTAAAGGAGATAAACACGAAATTCTGGATAATATAAACAAAATAAATAATATCATATCCAAAGAAGAAAATAAAATAAAAGAGATTGTTATTCATAGTTCCAATAATAAACTATCTACAAAACATGAATTGAAGAAAGATATTATTTCTTTTATAGATGATAATATAGATAATGTATTAGTAATACATAATTTATATAATTTAATGTTAACAGGTTCTTCTTTTTGTAATTCAAAATATGACATGTTAATTAAAGATTTAAATAAAATAAAAAATAATTTTGAAGATATAAAAAAATATTTTGTAGATGTAAAAAAATCGTTAGATAATTCTGTTTATGGACACGAAAACGCTAAAAGAGAAATAGAGAAAATAATAGGTCAGTGGATTAATGGTGAAAATACAGGATATTGTTTTGGATTTGAAGGTTGTCCTGGTGTTGGAAAAACATCTTTAGCGAAGAAAGGAATTTCACATTGTTTAAAAGATGAAAATGGAGAAAGTCGTCCATTTGCTTTTATAAAGATGGGTGGAGATAGTAATGGAAGTACACTACATGGACATAATTATACATATGTAGGGTCCACATGGGGGTCAATCGTTCAAATATTAATGGATACACAAGTTATGAACCCAATAATATATATAGATGAAGTAGATAAAATAAGTAAAACAGAAAATGGTAAAGAATTAATTGGGATATTAACTCATTTATTAGATTTTACACAAAATGATTCTTTTCAAGATAAATATTTTAATGGAATAAATATTAATTTATCAAAAGTTTTATTTATTTTATCTTATAATGACCCAAATTCTATAGATAGAGTATTACTGGACCGTATTCATAGAATTAAATTCAATCATCTTTCATTAAATGATAAATTAACAATAGTAAAGAAGCATTTATTGCCAGAAATATTAATCAATATGGGATTAGATGGAATGATTCATTTAGATGAAGATGTTATTATCTATTTAATAGAAACCTATACAATTGAACCAGGTGTGAGAAAGTTAAAAGAAATATTATTTGATATAGTTGGAGAAATTAATTTACATATATTTAAAGATACTTTTCTTGTAGAATCTTTTCCAATTCATTTAGGAATAAATGATATTAAAAAGTACATGAAGGATAAATTTGAAATGGTGCCACAAAAGATAGAAACTGAAAATAAAATAGGTATAATTAATGGGATGTGGGCGAATGCTCTTGGTCAAGGAGGAATATTACCATTATATGCTAAATATTATCCTTGTAATAATTTTTTGGAATTAAAATTAACTGGTTCACTAGAGAAAGTAATGAGTGAGAGTATTCATGTTGCTGAGACATTAGCTTTTTCTCTACTTTCTCAAGAAAGAAAAGATTATATTTGCCAAGAAAAGAAATCATTTGGGATACATATTCATGCTGCTGAAGGTTCTGTTAGTAAAGATGGTCCAAGTGGTGGGGTTGCTTTAACAACGTTAATATATAGTTTATTTAATAATTATAAAATAAAACAATATTTTGGTATAACCGGTGAAATAGATTTAACTGGAAATGTTTGTGAAATAGGAGGGTTAGATATGAAGATATTAGGTTCTATTAAATCTGGTATTACTTCTTTTATATTTCCTAAAAGAAATCTTAAGGATTATGATAAATTAGTAGAGAAATATAAGGATACATATATATTTAAAGATATAAAATTTTATTCAGTATCAACTATTCAAGAAGTATTTGAATTAATTTATGATGTATAATAATATATGGCAACACAAGTAACTCCTCAAGTAGCTCAAATAAATTTACCTAATAATTTAGGATTTATGAGTGCGAATTTGATTGATGTAATAGTATATTATTCACCAATAATATTAAGTTTTTGTATATTAATTTTATCTGTATTTTATCAATCGTATAAAGGGTTTGTCTTTTTTTTATTTGTATCATTTTTTGGAGTTATACGAAAATTATTGGCTAAAGCATTATTTACAAAATCAAATACATCAAATGAAAAAAATTGTAGCACATTTACTATATTTCAATCTGATAAATCAGATGGATTTGTTACATTTTTTGTTACATTTGTTGCTGGTTACATTTTAGCACCCATGTTTATTAAAAACATTTATAACATTCCTGTAATGGCTATTTTATTACTTTATTTAGTATTTGTTACCTTATATCAGAATAACGATGGATGTAGTAGCTTTGCTACAAGTTTATCTAATATTTTATATGGAGTATTAAGTGCAGCATTAACTGTTATCATATTAGTTTCAGCAGGATTAACTGATAAATTATTTACCGAAGATTTAGTATCAGACGCAACAATATGTTCCATGCCTTCTAAACAAACGTTTAAATGTTCGGTTTATAAAAATGGTGAAATTATTAGCTCAACAACTCAATCAAATTAATTATTAAAAAATTTACTATTATTTAATAAAAATGATTTTACTTGTTTCAGTGTAATATCTCTGGCAAAACTATCAGCCATTAATTTAGTATTTCCTTTTGTATGATATACTGATACAAAATTATTATATGAATTAATTAGATTATTATTTTTATAAATATTTAAATTAACAACATTAAACAGTTCTTTTTTTTTATTTTTATTTACCATATTGTGAAAAATATACATTAAACTTTTAAAGTCATTTTTTGTTTTAATAAATTTAAAATTAATTTTAGATAAGAATAATGTTGCGTGAGAAGAACATTCTGGACATGGTAAGTTTTTACAAATTTGTTTAATAATATTAAATGTTTGATAGCCAATATGATTAAATTGGTCTTCTTTGATTTTTTCAACTAATGTGTGTATAAAAGACCAAATAGCAGGACCCCATAATGTTGGTGACATATTATAATTGATAATAATATAAAAAATTTATGTAATTAATACAATATGTTTGCAACTGATAATATAAATTTTTATGATGAAATAAATAAAGAAGATGATTTCATTAATGATGAAAATAAATGTTTAATCACTTTACAAGAATTAACTGATGATTTTGTAGAACTAGATTGTGGACATAAATTTAATTATGAACCTTTATTTAAAGATATACAAAATCATAAAACTAAATTTAATAAATTAGAACGTAATGTTCTATTGACAAATGAAATAAGATGTCCTTATTGTAGAACTATACATAATAAATTATTACCATTAAATGATAAATTTCCAAAGGTTCATGGTGTGAATTATAAAGATGATGAATTAATACTATTTAATAATAGCCAAAACGATTATATATGGTTTCAAGGAATGTGTGAATATTCAAAAGAACATATTTTAAGTAATAAAAATTGTGAATCATGTAATAATATATTAGTTACACACATAAGTTTATTTAAATTAAATTTATGTATAGTTCATAAAAATGAATATCATTATAATTATTTAATACAAAAAAAAGAACAAGAAAAAAAAATAAAAATAGAAAATAAATTAGCAAAGATTAAAGAAAAACAATCTATGATTAAAAAAAATATACCTAAATGTTTACAAATAACAAAAAAAGGAGCTCAATGTTCTTTTAAAGCTATAAAAGATGGATTTTGTAAAAAACACGAGTTAAAATAGTTAAAATATTTATTATTTAAATATTATTAAATAATAAATAAATGTCAGCTGAAAAATTAGATACAAAAGAAGAATTAATTCAGAAAATTAAAGAATGGTTAAAAATTGATAATGATATTATTCGTTTAAATAAAGACTTGAAAGAATTGAAGAAAAAACAAAAATTATTGACTAATACATTAGTTAATGTAATGAAAACCAATCAATTAGAATGTGTTGATATTAATGGTGGAAAAATATTATATAAAAAAAGCATATCTAAAAAACCAATTAACTCAAAAATGTTGTTGAATACATTAAAAACATTTTTCTCTACAAATCCTTCAACGGCAGACGAAGTAACCGAATATATATTAAATAATAGAGAAATTATAATTAAAGAAACTATAAAAAGAAAAATAGATAAATAAATTATAGTTTAAATAAAAAATACTTTTTTTATTAATGATTGAAGAAGATATAAATAAAAATGTAAATGACTTATTTTATTCTTTGGAAATTCCAAAGAATGTATCTTATAATTACCCCGGTTTAGAATATTTAAATGATGAATTTCCAACTTTGTTAAATGAAAATGACATTATTCATATATGCACATATAATGTAAATGTTTTAAATAAATATCCATTTTTACAATATTTTTTATACAAGCCTCATAATGAAACATCTTTTTATTTTCCTTCATTTTTTTATAAAAATGACATGGATTTATTAACAAAATCTATGTCTGTTATTAATGCTATGTGTTTTTCTTATTATAAGGATACTATTTTTAATTATAAAGGATTTATTAAAGAAGATAATAATTTGTATTTATTTTTTGATTGTAGTCATATGAAAATTGATACTTTAAAAATGAATGAATATAATGATTTATGGTTAGTAATTATTGATGAAATTATTAATTATAAAAGTGTTTGTGGTTCTCCCATTGATGAAAATGTCGTTGAATTATTTTATAATTATGAAAAACTATCTTATCTTACCAATGATGAAGGAGAACATTATCAATTACCTATTGTTGGTTATTCAACATGTGAATTAAAAAAGATTGATTTTGTAGCTACATTTGGCATTCAATTAAAAAATGATTTTTTAGGCAATTATTATTATTTTAATGTATATGAAGATGTAGTAAATAATGTTACAAAGTGTGGTATTATTCGCTGTGTTATTTTTACAGAAAATATGAAAATTATTTATGATAATGATTATGTTTCTAATGAAATTTCAGAATGGAATAACAACCATTTATCTCTACTTTTTGATAGTGTATATTATACAAATTCTTCTTTAAAAAAGAATATATGGGCAGTTAAAAATGAAAATCAACATAATATACTTTCTGTCCATAAAAATTTATTATAATATATTTATGTATATGGTTCTTCTTCATCTAAACCTAAGAGTACTGAACAAATGCCTGAAATGGTGTCCGATTATTATTGAAAAAAGCGAAATTGCCTGTGTCGGAAAGTAACAGAATTCATCTTCTCATAGCGGTTTCCAATCAAATAGACAGAATATTTTCATTCAAGAAAAACAAATGTCGACATTACAACAGGTTGAAAAATAAAAACAAATAAAATAATAAAAGAAGAAACACAAATAAAATCGTAAAGACAACCTCTCACATTAAAAATAAAAGAAAAACAAAAAATATATTAATTTAGTAGTATATATGAAATTATCAAAAATTAGTTATATAATAATAGCATTTATATTTTTTTTAATACTATATTATTCATTACAAACTATAATGAATTATTATTATGAAGATGGATTGATATATTTAAAAATATACGGAACGTATTATATTTTCTTTTTTATATTGCTCTTAATAGTGGTGTCGTTTAATTATTATATAAATATTTTAGTTGAACCTATAAACACGGATGCCCACATGTGTAATATACCCATGAATAATTTATAATAAGTTATTTACATGATATAAATATGATATTTATATCATGGGAGTGTCAAAAACGGTTACCGTATTAATTGTATTATTTTGTTATGTAATTGTATATATTTCATTAAAAATAATTGTAAATTATTTTAATCCAAATTACTTAATATATTTAAATATGTATTCAATATATTATATATGTTTCATTATAACTTTATTATTGGCGTTATCTTTTAATTATTATATAAATGAAGATAATATAAACACAATTATACCTGCGGTATCAACCGCACTTACAATAATACAACAAGCTCCAGATACACCATCTTCACCACCACCATCAACACCACCACTATCAGCACCACCACTAGATACATCATCTTCACTTGTTCCATCACCAACACCACTCGATACATCATCATCACTTGTTCCATCATCATCACTAGATACATCATCTTCACTTGTTCCATCACCAACACCACTCGATACATCATCATCACTTGTTCCATCACCATCTTCACTTGTTCCATCATCATTGTCACTAGTTCCCTCACCATCACTTGTTCCCTCATCATCACTAGATACATCATCATCACTAGATACACCATCATCACTTGTTCCATCATCATCGTCACTAGTTCCCTCATCATCATCATCATCATCATCATCAACAACAACAACATCATCATCATCATCATCATCACCACTAGATACATCATCATCAACAGAACCAAATTGTCCATTAAATAAGATTAATGTTGAACATGTAAAAAATCAACTAAAGGATATTAATATAAGTTGTAAAGATAAAAAGAAAATACAAAGAAAAAGTTTAGTTTATGCTCATCCTGATAAAAATCCAGGATGTCCAGAAAAATCCGTAAAAGCGTCACAAGAAATAAACGAAATTTATAGTGATAAATGTAATAAATCTCAAACCTATCTCTAAACTTATTTCATTATAATCTAAAAATTGAAAATAAAGTTATATTATTATATGTAATATAAAGAAATGGAAAGAAAGATTAACAAAAAAATAGAGAATTATTTGTCAAAGTTTAAGGATTCAATTCGTGATAAAATAACAGATTTAAATAATGAAGAAAACCATAATGAAGGGTTGTTACAATTTATTTATGAATATGAAAGACTTACTATTGATAAAGAAGATTTAGCTAATCGTAAAAGAATAAAAAATGTGGTTCCTTATTGTGATAGATGTAGTTCAAAAAGAGCAAATAATGAACAATGTACCCGAAGAAAAAAAGATGGATATGATTATTGTGGAACTCATATTAAAGGGACACCTCATGGAACAATGAATGCGAATGGTGATATTGAAGTTATTTCAACACAAAAAGTAGAAGTATGGGCACAAGATATTAAAGGTATTATTTATTATCTAGATAAAAATATGAATGTTTATCAAACAGAAGACATAGTTTCTAATAAACATAATCCAAAAATTATTGCTAAATATATCAAGACAGGTGATATATATCACATTCCAGAATTTAATATTTAATTATTAAAATTTGAAACGACAGAAGCATTCAAACAATTAATAAAATTATTTTTATTGTATAAAGTGGACGTTCATTATAATTAGCAATATTATAATGAAATATAACTATCTACCTGTCCAAATTTTAATTAAAGGAACATTTATTATTATTTTTTCAGTTCTATCTCTATAAAAATCATCGTATGAATATCCCCATTTCATATATTTTGAAATAGAACCAAGTAGAGAAAATATTTTATTATTTACAATTTCGGGACAATTTAAGCAAAATATAATTCCAAATATTCTTTCCAAACAACATCGGTCAGCTCTATTATTTACAACATGTAATAAAGAAAATAAATTGTATTTTTTATTTATATAAGCTAAAAAGTTATAAGAAATATAACTTTGACATCCAAAACAACCAATCCAATTATTTTGATTCCATTTTAATACAAAATTATCTAATTCATATAATTTATCTATTATATTTTTGTTATTTTGTAAAACATTTACAAGTCTATATGAATTAACTAAGTTTTCTTTTTTTTCGTTTTCAAAATGCCATAAAGGTAATATAGGTAAATGTATATTTTCAAATTTTATTTTTTTTTGGAAGAAGACACTATCATGTAAAATTACTGCTTTTTTAAAAAAATGATATTTATAAAAATAATAATAAGGTAATAATTCTCCTCTTCCTGGAAATTCTGATTGAATGTAAGTTACATTTTCATAGTTATTAAATTCTTTTAAAAACTCTGTTTTACTATTATCATCAATAACAATTATTTTATATTTTTCTGAAGGATAATATCTTCTTATAGATTGAATACAAAAATTCCAATATTTATTCGTTTTTACTGAATTTACATGTCGTGTAATGATGAACCCATAATCCATTTTTATATATATATATAAACTTTTCTATGTAAATCTTCCATTTTGTTCTATAGTAGAATATAGTTGGTCATAACTATATAATAATTTATCTAAATTAATTCCAGTTGTATTTTGTTTATAAAATGATAAATGTGATACATAAAAATCGCTATACAATATATTTTTAAATAGTTTATTTTTAACAAAATTTACTGTTAAATTAAATTCATCATCAAAACTATTATTATTGGGTGGTTTAATTTTATGCCAATTTTTTCCTTTATAACCAAAAAAATTAATACTAAATCTTGTATTTATAGGTATAGTTTCGTTATTGTATTCATAATCTAAAAATTTTTCATAATTATTAATAAAATAATTATGTAGAGTTTCTGCTTTTATTCCACTTTCCCATAATGTCCCATGAAGTCCATCTTTTGGATATTCTAAATCCATTATATTTTTTGGTATTAAATTATATTTATTTTGTTGATAATATCCAGCAACACCATTATTTATTATATTTGCAAACACCAAATCATAATCATTATTTTTAATAAAATTTATAAATTTTGGCAATTTATATAAATCAATAAATACAATATCATCATCGCATTTTATAATAATATCATTTTCAAATATTGGGTCATTGTAATAATTGTAATAATTATTCCAATTTTTTTGACAAGTATCCATAAAATAAAATCCGTTATTTTGAGTGGTATTATATGTTAATTGTCCCACTGATTTATGACCTGTTTTAAAATATACATTTTTAATTTCAAAATTATCTTTAATTGTTACATATATTAATAATTCATTATTTTTCAGTATATTCAATTCATTATTATTAATAACAACTTTAAAATTATTAGCATTTTTATCATCAGCAACATTATCTTGGATTAATTTAAATATTTCTTTATTATTTTGTCTAATAACTGATATTGTGTTATTCCATCCACCTAACACAATCTCATATTCAGTTTCTAAATTTGAGATTTTAATATGAATATCATTAGACGCTTTTACATTTAATTCAAACGAATTATTTATTATTAATGGTGTAATTAAAATATAATTACCACCACCAGATGATGATGTTCTTTTTAAATTACTAATTGATTTTAAATAATCTTCATCATACGCATTTCTTGCGTTATTCCAAAAATGAACCTCATTAATTACATTTAATTCTAATGCTTTTTTTAAATATTTCTTAAGAAGTTCAATATTCTGTTTTCTTCCAGAAAATATAGAAACAATATTCATATATTATTATATATTATTATTATTTATATATTATTATTATTATTTATTTATTTTTACACAACTTGTAAACAATCAATATTCATAATATTTATTTTTTCTGTTTTTGGTATTTTCTTTCCTTCTATAAAAAATTTATTAAACTGAGGTCTGTTTAATTGTGTTTGTGGAGTATGTTTATGTACAGAACGAGCAATCATTTTGTATAATTTAAAATCCTCATATCGTTCGTCTCCATTTTTTTTATAGAGAACATTTAATCCATTATCATCTCTACACCATTCATCAATCAATTTCACAATAGGGGAACAATTATTAATATCATCTAAATCTTCCATGTCATCTACTACATAATCAAAAATAGAACATGCTAAACGACATAAATCAAAACTATAATTGGGTTCTATTCTTGGTTTCGTATCATTGAAAAAAGGATCGCAATTATATTGTGTAGCAGCGTCTTCTCCTTTTTTAAAACTATCACTAAATAGTAATTTATTATTTATTTTATAAATACTTCTTCCAAAATCTATAATTTTAAAAATTCTTCCATAAGTAGGAACCTTGTAATGTTTTTTATTATAACAATAATACAAATGCTTTTTTTCTGTATGAATATACATTATATTATTTGTATGTAAATCATTATGTGTAAATGAAAAACATTGTTGATATGTAATCAATATCATTATTACTTGCATTAATGTAGAGAACCATTCATCCATAGTTTGAATTTGTTTTCGTAAAATTAAATTATCTAATGTATCAATACATTTTTCCATACAAATCATATTTACAGGAAATTTTGGAATAGTAGCATATATGTGTTGCTCATCTTCTACATCTTGTTCTTCAAAATCGTCTTCAAAGTCGTGTTCGAACTCGTCTTCATCGCCATCTTCTTCGTCTTCTTCTAAATCACTATAAGAAACTCTTGAAGAACACGATGAACCACTTTTTAAAGAAATGACGGATGAATTTTCAAAGTCAATATCTACTTTCTCTAGTTCAGAATAAGTATTTTCAATTTGTTCAGAAGATATATTTTCAATTTGTTCAGAAGATATATCTTCACATTGTTCAGAAGATGTAAATATATCTTCAAATATATCTTCGTTAATAGACGAAATAGAAATATTAGATTTTTTACTATTGTTAATAGTGATAGGAGGTAATACTTGTGATTCTATTTCTAAATCATCATCAATACCAAAAATTTGTTTGTTTTTATTGAAAAAGTCATATTTTATTAAATAATCTAAATCATCTTCAATAGTTACTTTAAAATTATTTTTTATTCCAACAAAACTTCCAAAAAAATCTATTCCATGAAGAAAATTATATTCATTTAATAATTTACTTGAAATAAAAGAAAATAATCCATCTACATAAGCTGAATTATTAATGTCATTAATTTTATTATAAATATGATTATTCTCTACTTGTATAATATTTGGAAGTGAAAAATCGCTTAATTCGTTGTATTTACCAATCATATATTTAAAAGGGTCCAATATAGGAGCAAATTTAATAAAGATAGGTGTTTTCACTATTTCTTCGTTCTGTTTAATAAAAAAATCCAATTCGTTTTGAGAATGATGTATATCATAAATATATTTGGAATGATTTAAGTTAATGGTATTAAAATTATTTTCATTTAATTCAAAAAAATTTTTGTAAATAGGAATATAATTTTGTATTTCTTCAAAATGAAAAATATTTGAATTTTTACATTTATCAAATAAAATAGAATTCTTTCTTTTTTCGTAATTTAATTGTAATAAATTCATTTTAGCTAAATAGTATATTATTAATATTTTGTTTAAACTTAATTTTTGCGTAATATAATTATAAAATATAGATTTATAAATTATAATGACGTTGGAGCTTAAAAAATTTGATATGAAAAATATAAGTTTTAAACCGAATGAAATGAAAGCACCTGTGTGCGTTTTAATAGGTAGAAGAGGAACAGGTAAAAGTGTATTAGTTCGTGATGTTCTCTACTATCATCAAGATATTCCAATTGGCGTGGTTGTTGCTGGAACAGAAGAAGGAAATGGATATTATGGAAAGATGGTACCAAAATTATTTATTCATAATGAATATAATACAACTATTATAGAGAATATATTAAAAAGACAAAAATCAGTATTAAAACAAATTAAACGAGAAATAGAAACCTTTAAAAAAACAAATATTGATCCACGGTCATTTGTTATATTAGATGATTGTTTGTATGATGGTGCGTGGACCAGAGATAAAATGATGAGGTTATTATTTATGAACGGAAGACATTGGAGAATCATGTTAATTATTACTATGCAATATCCATTAGGTATTCCCCCCTCTTTAAGAACCAATATTGATTATGTATTTATTTTAAGAGAACCATATATTTCCAATCGCAAACGTATTTATGAAAATTATGCTGGAATGTTTCCTACTTTTGAATCGTTTTGTCAAGTTATGGATCAGTGTACAGAAAATTATGAATGTTTAGTTATTAATAATAGTGCTCAATCGAATAAGTTATCAGAACAAGTTTTTTGGTATAAAGCAGACATTCATAATGATTTTAAGTTGGGGAGTAAAGAATTTTGGGAATTGAGTAAAGATATGAACTCAGATGATGAAGATGAAAAATATGATCCAAATAATACAAAAAAAAGAGGACAAGGACAAAGAATTAATGTGAAAAAAACGAAATGGTAATATTATATTTTTTGATATAATTTATTTAAATATGGATTATTCATAAATGTTTGAGGTTTAATTCCATTTGTCTCATATCCACATAATAAATTCTCTTCTTTAAATTGAGGAATGATTTGTTTGATTACATTATAGAAATTAAATCTTGATAAAAATCCTAATCCAACTAACTTTATAATATTCATATTTTTTGCTGCCATTGGATTATTGGTTAGTACATAAATTTCTACTTTTTGTTTATGTAAAAATTTAAACATGGTTTTCAACCATAAAAATCGTTGTTCTGAACCACAATAATAAACAGCAATATCTCTATAATTAATTCCCATGTTATGAAATTTTAATGTTTCAATAGGATTACCTGGTAATACTATACCTTCAGCAACAGATATTGTGCCATCCCAATCAAATAAAGCAACTTTGGTTTGAATAGTAGAGAAAGACCAATTTAATAAATCTTCAGCATTATATAAAGAAAATCCCATATTGATAGATTTTTCATTATTTCTAAAATATGATAAATATTTGGCAAAATTATTATTTGGATATTTTTTTAAAAATTCTTTAGTAAAATCTTTTGGTTTAGAATGTTTTAGAATTTCTTTATTTGGTCTATCAGGAATATAAATAGTATCTACATTTTTCAACATTGTTTTAAATTGTTGAATGATATCTGGTTGATTATCGTAAAATCGTATGGATATATTTTTATATTTTACAGCCATAAAATATAAAATATAAAATCTTCATTAGTTTTTATTTGCAAAAGGACCACTTTGTAATAAACTTTGTCCGTAATCAGATTTACCAACAACAATATTATCTCCTTCAAATAATTCAGCCCTAATATCAGATGAAGTAATTTCATTTTCATTTCCATCATGAATGCCCAATAATGATTTCTCTTGTGTATTCAAATTATTAATACCAATTAAATTTCCATCTTTATCTATACTTTGTGTAAGTGTAGAACCAGATTTTTTTGCTTTCTCTATATTTTCTTCAATCGCCTTTTTCTTTGTTTCTTTTACTCTTTGTTCAAAAGCATTTTTAGCAAAAGCTTCATTCTTTGTTTTTTCATGCATCAATTGATTTAATTCATCTTCCATATATTCAACTCTTCCTGTCTTGTATGCCTCTGGTTCCCATGGCATCCATAATCCAACCGGACCTACATAGACATCATGATTTGGATCAATTTCTCTCAACATTTTACATCTCAATTCTGCTTCTTCTAGAGAAGGATATACACCTCTAACCTTAAGACCTCTTGTTGAAGTTTGAAAATTATGACATGAATTAAAAGAAGTTTCTAATCTTTCTTCATTTTGGTCGATAAATGTTTTATATTCATCTTCAATATTAGACTGAACTAATACTTCTCTTTCTTCTTTCACAAATTCGTTAAAATCATTTGTTAATTCATCAAAATTCATTTTGTATTTATAAGAAATAAAGTTTATAAATTGTAGAGACTTTTCCATTGATTTATTGAAATCCCAAGTTTTTAAAAATTCTTGAAAATAATATAATTCTTTATTTTTTATTATTTTTTCAGGAGAAACAAAAGAAACACATACAAATTTTTGACCAGCAATTGGTTTATCTTCTTCAAGTAAATCAGCATAAACTTGTGTTTTTTTAGTATTATTTTTTTTGGAAGTCATTATATTAGTATTTTATATTATTTAAGTATTTATTAATTAATAATATTTTATAATATTTTCTAATAAAATATTATAATGTTTGATATTTCAGAAATTATAAAAAGAATTATCAAGTATTTGGTTGAAGGTTTAATGGTTGCTATTGCCGCTTATGCAATCCCACAACGTTCTTTAAACATGGAAGAAATTACATTAATTGCTTTGACAGCCGCAGCAACCTTTAGTATATTGGATTGTTATGTGCCAAGCATTGGTGTTTCTACAAGAACAGGTGCTGGATTTGGTATAGGTGCAAATATGGTTGGATTCCCTGGAGGTTTAGGAATATAAATACATAATATAATTATTATAATATAATTATATTATTTTTTATTAATGGTGTTAATCATTACTCATATTTATAAAATATAAAAAAATTGATTTGATATATAAAATAATATAAAGAGCATCTTATAAACAACTCAACTACTATCAAGTATGGATTTGAATCAACGAAAACTCAATAAATCTGAATGGGAATCTATTGAAGTTCCTGTTACCGATGATGAAAAATATATTCTTACACTTATTTGCAAAGGTTATCATGATGTAAATATTAAATATAATAAACATATATCCCTATTTGGTTATCTAAAGGTTGAATTTTCTCTACTTATGGAAGATTATTTATATTATAATTACTTTCTAGCAAAAATAAATGAAATTAATACATATACTGAATATATTCATGATATAAAATCAAACCCTAAAATTAAAAAAGCGGATTTAATACGCATTCAAAGAAATAATGTAGAGAAAATAATAAATAATGTTGATATTTATGAATATTTACTTCTTGAAATCATTTCTAAACTATTATTAAATCTATCAACTAATAATTGGTATATTCACTATTTTACACTATATAAATTAAAATTAATGTCAATACAAATGTTAAATAGACATGTAATGAATTATGTTGACTTTATTTTGAAAAAGTTAGAACCTGAAATCAATATGATTGAATTAATTAAAAATTCTGTTGAATTTATAGAGAAAAACAAGTTATTATTAAAATATGCTGATTTGACATTATACGAACATCAACGAGAATTATTTACAGCATGTAAAAATACATATCCTAAATTAATATTATATATTGCTCCAACTGGTACAGGAAAAACGCTTTCACCAATTGGTCTACTTGAAGGATTTAAAATAGATAGTATTACTAATGAAAAAATAAATCAAAGAATTATATTTGTTTGTGCCGCAAGACATGTGGGATTAGCATTGGCTAAATCTTCTATTTCAATTGGTAAAAAAATAGCTTTTGCTTTTGGTTGTATGAGTGCTGCTGATATTCGTTTACACTATTTCGCAGCAAAAGATTTTACCAAAAATAAAAAAACAGGTGGAATAGGTAAAGTAGATAATTCCGTAGGAGATAAAGTAGAGATTATGATTTGTGATGTTAAATCTTATTTACCAGCTATGTATTATATGTTATCATTTAATAAAGCAAATAATATTATTACTTATTGGGACGAACCTACTATTACAATGGATTATGAAGAACATGAATTACATTCTATTATTAGAGAAAATTGGCAACAGAATTTAATTCCCAATATAGTATTATCCTCAGCAACTCTTCCAAAATTACATGAAATCACATCTACTATCCAATCTTTTCATACAAAATTTGAAGGTGCTACTATACATAATATTATTAGTTATGATAGTAAAAAATCCATACCTATTATAAATAAATATGGTTATGTCATTGTTCCTCATTCCATTACCAATAACCCAGCAAAAATGCTTCACATTATTGAAAATATAAAAGAAAATCTAACATTATTACGTTATTTAGACTTGAACGAAATTGTTAAATATATTGATTATATATCTTCTAAATATGAAACTAATGTCAGTGATAAATTCAAAAAAATTGAAGATATCACTATGTCTTCAATTAAGATATTTTATCTTGAATTATTAGAACAACTTATTACAACTAATCCTTCTTCTTGGGAGATAATTTATTTACATTTGAATTTATTAAAAGAGAAAAGAATTCAATCTAATCCATATATTGACGCAAATGGAAATCCTATTCGTAAATCAATTAGCTTGAATTCAATAGTAAGTAAAGAAGAAAAACCTTTAACAAGAACGATGAGTATATCTTCTATTGATGTGCCAAAAGAAGAACAAACTGGTATATATGTAACTACAAAAGACGCATTCACATTAACAGATGGTCCAACTATATTTCTTACAAATGATGTAGAGAAAATCGCTAAATTTTATATACAACAATCTAATATCCCTTCTCTAGTTATGAAAGATATATTAAATAAAATATCTATAAATAACACTATTAATGAAAAAATAACAGACCTAGAACATGAATTAGAATTGTTAACTGAAAAAAATAATCAATCTTCAACAAATGATGAAACTATAGACAAAAAATCAAAGAAAAAAGATAGTAAGGTTAAATTAGCATCAGATACAAATGCTGATGGCAAAAATATTGCTAGATTAGAAAGTGAAATAGAGAGATATAAAAATATGATACAATCTGTCCAATTGAATGAAACATTTGTTCCTAATAAAATACTCCATATTAAAAAATGGTTTCCTAATAAAATTGTAAATACTTTTACAAGTGATATTGAAGAACATGTTATTATAGAAATTATGATGCTCAAAGATGTTGATGATAGTTGGAAAGTATTATTATTAATGGGTATTGGAGTGTTTACAAATCATCCAAGTATTACTTATACTGAAATTATAAAAAGATTAGCTTCTCAACAAAAATTATTTATGATTATTGCTTCAAGTGATTATATTTATGGAACAAATTATCAATTCTGTCATGGTTATTTATCAAAAGACTTGTCTATTACACAAGAAAAAATTATTCAAGCTTTTGGAAGAATTGGAAGAAATAATATTCAACAAGAATATACAATTCGTTTGAGAGATGACGCACAAGTAGAGAAACTATTTTATAAAGAAATCAATAAACCAGAAGTAATGAATATGGCAAAGTTATTTGTTTGAATATAATTCATATTTCTTAAACATATAATATATTATTTATTATTATTTTTTCTTTTCTTTTTCTCTACTATTATTTATTTCAATGAGAAATAAATAATATTCGTTTGAATATACCAAGACGTATAAATATTGTTAGTCTTTATTTAGTAATATATTATATGAGGTAAAAAAGGAACAAGAAAATGTTTCACCGGAAAATGTGTTAAAACAAATAAAAATAAAAGTTACAACAAAAAAAGATGTAAAAGAGGTACGAGAAAATGTTCGGACAGAAATTGTTATAAAAATGTAATCTAAAACATTTAATTTACGAATATAAAAAAATCATAAAACGTCTTCTAGTAATATATCAAAATCATCATCAAAATCGTCAAAATATTCATCAAAAAGAATATCAACTGATAATTCTTCAAAAGAATTGATACAAGAAATAGAAGATGAATTGGAAGGTATTAAAATTAATAAAAAACTAAAAATAGATAATGATGAACTAAAAAGAGAATTAGAAGATATTATTGATAAGTTTAATAGTGGTAAAATTAAATCTTCAAGTAAAAGTAATACATCTGATTTATTAAAAGATGTTAGTGAGTTGGAAAGAGCAATAGGTAAAAAATCAATAGTCCGAATATAGTGTTAGAAGCCTAGATAGTTTAGTTGAGGAATTGGAAAAATTATTGAAAAAATAAAGTATATTTTTTCCATTATAATTATTTCTCCACAATTAAATCCAAGCATTTGAAGAAACAATATTCAACAAGATATATAATTCGTTTGAGAGATGATAATCAGATTAATAAATTATTTTATAAAGAAATAATAAACAGAAGTAATTAATATGAATTATTATTTGTTTAATACTAAATAACAATAATATAATAAATTTATAATTAATATTATATTTTATAAATTTTTATTTTTTGTGAATCGTTTTTTATGATTACTTCTTTTTGTTTTTTTCTTATGTAATTCTCTTTTAAGTGCTTTGTGTGTTTTTTTGTCATCTGTTCTACTATCATAAGAAAGGAAATTATTACCTCCTATCCTATCAGATAAAATGTCCCTGTCCCCGTCCCCGTCCCCGTCCCTATCAGGTAAACTGTCCCTATATGTTCTTAATTTCATTTGTAATATATTATTTAATTTTTTCAATTGATCTTCATTAATATACAAATTTGGATTATAAAATATTGTTCCATTAATGTAATTAAATAAACAACCATCGTTAATTATTTCATAACCCCATTCATCTATAATTTTCTTTTGATCATATAGTTCAATATCACGCATACTTAAATTATCAATAGGAATATTTTCTTTAAATACATCTTCATCATAACCATAATCCCTCGCGTTAGGTACATCTTCATCATAACCATAATCCCTCGCGTTAGGTACATAATCAATCCCGTTAGGTCCGCCATGTCCTTTAGGTCCACCATTAGCTTCATAACCAAAATTCTCCCCGTTATGTCTTTCTGTTGGTTGTTTATTTGATTCTTCTTTTGATTTAGCCAAACAAACGTCATTAGTATAACAATGAAATTTTGCATCAGCTAATCGTTTTAGGTGAGAACCTTCTTCATCAAATGTTCTACATTGTACATAATTTGTACCGGAATAATTGTTACTAGCTATTATTTCATTAACATAGTTTGTATAGCCCGGTGATTGTCCTACTGCTTTCCAGCGTGTTGGTTTCGTCAAATTATCTAAGTTATCTTTTAATTTTTTTATATTACCTTGTGTCATTTTAAATTCATTCCATACATTTATAGCAGTCAACGTATAATATAATCTAGAATAATCTTGTCTACACTTTGGAGCGACTTGTCCTCTTGATCTACCAATTAAACCCTCAAATGTAGCCTCACCTAATTTATCTAATCTCAATATTGGACAATATACCATATTTACATTTTCTTCATTAAAAAATTTAGTATATGGTGAATTATTTGTATAATATAATTTATTTATATCATCATCAAAAATTATATCATTATCAGGATATTTATAATTTTCACTATTATAATAATTCCCCGCATAACCAGTAAAATAAGGTGGTGCAGGATATGAGTTAACATTATTATTTTTTGTATTTAATATTACTTCATCTTCATAATAAGCTAATATATTTATAATATCACTAGTCATACTTTCTTTCAGTAATGTAACCGTTCCAATTGTTGCTTCCATATCCCAAAAAACTAATTCAACTATATGGTCTAATTCTTTTACAACATTATTATTTTCATCAATATACTGAATAGCAACATTAGTTCTTATATTTGTATATCTTGATGATTTTAACATAGATATTTGTATTAAACCTGATTCATGCGTCCATAATACTTTTTCTCTCGAACCTTCGTGTGGCGCATCTGCTACTTTTATAAATTGAATAGGCATGTCTAAACTATCTATATGTTCAGTACCTGTCCAATAATTAGAACATTTTTGTTCTAATTCATTAAACATCATATTTGAAAAAAGAATTAATAATTGAAGTATAGTATTGATTACTTCATATATATCTCTTTTGTAATTTTTTAAACCAAATGATATATCAAAATCATGACTCCTTGGAGCAAAATTTTCTATATTGAAATTTTTATTTTCTAATCCAGAAGAAATAAAATTAGTGATACCTCTATATCCAGCACCACCTAATATAATGGATAGAATCATTTCTTGTTCTCTTTCGAATAACTGAACTGATCTTGTTCTATCGGAACCGCTATGTTTATAAGAAAACGTTTTTATTTTTTTTGTTAATAATACTTTTCTTAAAAAAGGTTCATTCTGAATACATACACATAACAACCAACCTACTGCTTTATCCCATAAAATGGCTGCCTGAGGATCCGATAGTAAAATATCTCTAAACTTTCTCGCTTTCAAATTCATAAAAGCAGAATTAGGATTATCACCTTCTTTAATTGTATTTGTTCTTAATAATTTAGGTCTTTCTTCTGCAAAAACGGAAATATTAAAAATATTTCCGATACTACTTGGTGTATGTTTACTCATATAATAAATAAATATAATTGTCTAATTATTTAAAATCTTCATTATATTTGCTTGATTTAGTTTATCAAGTAGAGAAACTATTTTATAAAGAAATAAATAAAACAGAAGTAATGAACATGGCAAAATTATTTGTTTAGATATTATATGAAAAGACAACGATGTAGAAATACATTTAGAAGATGTTTTAATAATAATTGTATTAAATTAAATAAAAATAAAAGTTACAACAAAAAAAGATGTAAAAGAGGAACAAGAAAATGTGCGGACAGAATTTGTTACACACATAAAAAATTTTTTTCTTCTAAACGAAAACATCACAAAAAAAGTAGTCCTAATAGTCGTAGCAGTAGCAGTATAAAAAGTCATAGATATAGTCCTAGTCCTAGTCGTAGTAGTCGTAGTCGTAGCCGTAGTAGTCCTAGATATAGTCCTAGCAGTATAAATAGTCGTAGATATAATCCTAGTCGTAGTAGTAGTCGTAGTCGTAGTCGTAGTCGTAGCCGTAGTCGTAGCCCTAGTAGTCATAGATATAGTCCTAGCAGTATAAATAGTTATAGACATAGTCGTAGTCGTAGTCGTAGTCGTAGCCGTAGCAATACACGTAAAATACATAAATCACCTTCTTATTATGAGAAAATACCTTCTTCTTATAAACCCCATTATAAATCACCACCATTAAAAATAGGTAAGGCTCATCATCAAATGGATTTTAATGAAAAAATACCTTCTTATAAACCACATTATAAATCACCACCATTAAAAAAAGGTCATGCTCATCATCAAATGGATTTTAATGAAAAAATATCTTCTTCTTATAAACCACATTATAAATCACCACAATTAAAAAAAGGTCATGCTCATCATCAAATGGATTTTAATGAAAAAATACCTTCTTCTTATAAACCACATTCATATAATCGTGAACCAATAAAAAAATTTATTTCTCCTAAACGAAAACTTCACAAAAAATCAGACTATGATTTAGATGATTTTAAAAAAAGTAATAGTAGTAGTAGTAGTAAAAAACGAAAATCACTCAAATATAAATTTGTAGGTAAGATAAATCAAAATAAAAGACAAACGCTTGATGATTGGTCTATGTCTGATAATAGTAACTCGTTTTAAGAGTTTATTGTGATTTAATATTAATTACAAAATTTAAAATGATACTATAGTATTATATTTTTTTTTAATTTTTTCTTTGAAAATTTCCAGTTGTGTATCTAAATCATAATCTTCTGGCAAAATCATTTTCATATTCAATCGTTTTCCTTCAATTCTTTTTTCAAAAACCAAATGTGGTGTTTCTCTTATAATTGTAAAAGAGAAATATGTGGGTAATATTGGTTTATCTTTTATAGGATAAATATTATTTTCTAAATCTTCAACAACTTTATTTGCTTGTTGTAATTTATCAAGTAGAGAAACTTTACCAGATTTGGTAGTTATCCATGGTTTATCTAGTTTGGGGTGTTTTTCTACTTTGAAAAATTCTCTATATTTTGTTTTTTCTTTATCCAACCATTCGTGATAATAGACAACATATTTTTTCATCATAGATTGTGTTATCTCTTCGGGTAGAGATATTGCGTTACTTTTTCTTTCTCTCTTGGTACCTTCTTTTATTCCTTTTGAATTGTCTTCTTGTTCTTTTCTGGTAGCCAATCTTAAATTTTCATAAGAATTATTTAATGGGTCTTGGTCAATATGGTCAACACTGATTAACTTTGTTCCTTTTCCGTTTCCATAACATTCCATAATAATTTGATGGATGTATAAATTATAACTATTCATAATATATCCGTTGCGTTGTTTAAACCAAGTTAATTTTTTTCCATTGTATTCTTTTATTTCATAATCAATAATTTTTTGATAACTAATAGGACATAATTTACAAATAGTATCAATTTCACAATACATTAATAAATATTCTTTGTCGTTTTCTAAAATTTTCCAAATAGGATTTTTCATTATATTTGCGTCTTGACCCATTGTGTGATAATGACCTTCTTGATACCCGATAATATTATAATTAAATTTTATTATATATTTGTAATAATAATGATAAGGAATTACATTTATTTTTCTCAAATCATTTTTATTTCCATTAATAAACTCAAAATATACTGATTCCTGATTAACACCAAAAATTAAATCTAAATAAGTAATTCGTTTATAATTATATGCGTAAGATGGATAATCTTCATCTGAAATAAAAACAAATGATTTTGTTGAATTTATAATTTTACACATATCTGAATTATCTACAAGATATTTTTTTCCATTATAATTTATTTCTCCACAATTAAATTCCGTATTGGTTGAATATTCTGGTTTCATACTCGTGTAATTGATGGTGCCATCATTATTTAAAATGAAATCAATTTTATTTGTATTCATATTATACATTATATAATATGAACTATTTAAGTTGTTAACATAAATATACACAATAAACACATAAAATCGCCCAATCCGCTTAATTTGAATACGCTAACCCTCCCATACCACTCATAATTCGCAATACATTATAGTTGGTAGCATAGACACGCACCTTAGCAGTCTTGGTTCCTTCAACAGTTGCGTTAGACAACACAAGCTGAAGAGTAGCGTTATCAATTCTTGAAAAGTTACATGTTCCTGAAGGCTGATGTTCCTCGGGGCGGAGAGCAAACGAGTAGACATTAATTCCTTCGTCGGGTGCACGAGTGTGGCATTGGAAGGGTTGGACCCAAGAGAAATAAGAACCTTCACGCTCTGAGAAACGGTCCTGTCCATTAAGTTGGAGCTTAGCAACCACAACAGGATTTTGTCCCCAACAGTGCATATCCAAAGAGGTTTCAGAAAGAACAAAAGTTCCTGCGTCAGACACGCTGGAATTAGCGTTGTGGTTAATTTGGTTTAAGGTTGTGTTACGACTGACAGGTATTTGACCACCAGTAATTCCATTGACATTACCAACACCGATTCCAGCCAAAGCAGCCTCAAGAGAAGCATTATTGTTTGCCAAATTAGGATTGATTGGCACATTAACACCTCCAAGATTAGCCTCGTTGTATGGGTCGTTGGGTCCGTTCCAGTATCCAGTAAAGTTAGAAGGCGTCCAGGCATCTTCAGCTCCAGCATCTTCAAATAATCCACGTGCGTCAATATAGTTTCCAGATGAAACTTCATTAGGTCCACCGAAAGCATGGATAGCGTTTGGCAAAGCATCAATCGCATCAGTATAGTTAAAAGGTTGTGCTCCCAAAACCTTAAACAACAAAGCATCACATAATAAAGATGAACAGTAATCCACATTCTGGTCAGGTTGGACAACCCAAATCAACTCCTTCACAGGATGATTAAAATTCAACTTAATCTTGTTAGATGACGAACCCACACTTTCATCACCCGTAAATTGAAGCTGTGTAATTAAATACTCGTGGGGATTTTGAGCGAAACGTCTTCGCTCATCCGTATCTAAGAAGACATAATCCACATAGAGAGAAGCAGCCACTAATGATTGATTGTAAGCAATTGTAGCAGCAACAGTTGCTCCAATTGACAACTGGGTATTAGGATTTGATCCATTGCTGTTGCATGATAAAGTAGTAACCGCCCACAAACACTCATCAATAGGTCGTAAATCAAGATTAATCTTGACTTCGTGGTATTGTAAGGCAATTAATGGAAGAGCTAATCCAGGGTTGTTATTAAACCAAAATTGGAAGGGAACATATAAGGTGGTTTTAGGCAAAGCATTACGAGGAGCACACACTTGTCGTGGAGCAATTGAATCACAAGGTCCATCAACATCAGAAAAAGATGGATCCGTAATAAAAGTCATTTGAGTAGTATTACCAACCATCTTAAAATAAGCTCGTTCTTGTTCTGAAGTCATGGTTAACTGATTCCAAATATGCATCCAATCGCCATATTGACGGTCAATGCGTTGACCACCAATCTCAACCTCAACCTGAGCGATTATTTGCTCTCCGGGGAAATCAAGCCAACGAGCATAAACAGATTGATTACCAGAAGCAATAGAAGTTGAATTTCCCATATATTGATTGATTTCAGGAAGAGTAATTTGAAGATAAGTTCGGTACGCTAAATCACCATTACGACTAATCACACAAGTGACACGACGTCCAAAATCAGCTTGTCCATTAAAAGTTTGTTCAATTGACTCAATCGCGAAATTAGTATAACGACGATATGTGACTTTCCAGAAAGTAATTTGAGGATTTCCAGTAAGATATACATCTTGTGCTCCATAGGCAACTAATTGCATTAAACCACCACCCATAGTTTATATTATTGCTAAAGAAAATAATTCTCATTTTTAATTTAAAATAAATAATTCAATAGGATAATATTATTATATATTATTATTATTGTATTATTATTATTGGTTATGATGTTAATAATAATAATATGTGTTATATATTACGATTTGGTAATAAAGTGTCCATGTTAAAATTTTTAACCATAAAAGAAGCTAAAAATTCTTCTTTAAAATATTCTTTTTTTTTATTATGTCCTTTTTTAAAAATATATAAATCATCTTTTTTTTTTACAGACCAACCATTATTTAGAGCATTATATATAAATAACATTTTTTGAAATTTTACATTTTCTATTGAAAAATTATTTCCATTTTCTAAAATAATATTCATATCCATTAATATTTTTATAATAACTATTTTATTGTTTTAACTTATTGTTTATATAAAGTAATATCAAATCATATATATTATTTAAATTAATAATTAAATAATATAATAAATATAAATATATGCAATCGTTTAAACCAAAACCAATTAAAAAAATAAAAAATAGTAAAAAAATACATTTTTCTCTTGATGTAAAACATCATGAATTCCTAAATACTTTTGAAAAAGATGATAATGATAAACTTCCACAAATGAAATTTGACCTTTTATCATTACAAGATAAATTGAATTCTTATGAAAATCAAACACTTTCTCTACAAATAGAACAAGTCATGGAAATTAAAGACAATATTATTGAATTAAAAAAAAATATTAATCTTTTACAAAAAAGAAAATTAGATTATTTTCTTGATAACTCTAAATACATTTTTGATTATTTTGAAAATAAAAAAAAAATATCTCAAGGCGAAATTACTAATAAAAATACTATGCTAAATACTTTTTTTAAAATTAATTCTTCTTCTGAAAAAATAGATTCAACTAATAATAATATTTTTTCTAAATATTTGAGAAATATCGATGATTCTTTCCTTAATATGGATGAATTTGTTCAACAAAGCGATATTTGTAATAATTGTTTTAAAGGTGAATTAATACCAATGGACGATGAGGGTGTATTAATATGTAATGTTTGTTTTCGTAATATTAAATATTTAATTGAAAATGATAAACCTTCTTATAAAGAACCCCCTAAAGAAGTTTGTTTCTATGCTTATAAAAAAATTAATCATTTTAAAGAAATTTTAGCACAATTTCAAGGTAAAGAAACTACATTAATTCATGAAGATGTTATTGATAATTTAAAAAATCAAATTAAAAAAGAAAGAATTAATATTCAATCTTTGACATATAATGATACCAAGCTATTATTAAAGAAATTAGGTTATAACAAATATTATGAACATATTAACTTTATTAAAGACAAATTAGGCATTAAACCTCCCATTATTTCACAAGAATTAGAAGATACTTTATGTAATTTTTTTATTGAAATTCAATATCCTTATGCTAAACATTGTCCTGATTACCGAGTTAACTTTCTTCATTATTATTATGTTTTATATAAATTGTTTGAATTAATCGGTGAAATCTCGTATTTAAAAGAAATCCCTTTACTAAAAGATAGAGAAAAATTAATAGAACAAGATACTATTTGGAGTAAAATTTGTTTTGAATTAAATTGGGAATTTATTCCTACTATTTAATATTATATTAATTGTTATATATATGAGGTATAGAAAACCAAAATATTTCGGTGGTGGAATAACACACTCTAACGCAACTCGCAGAGAAAACTCGGGAGAACGTATGAGAGCATTTATCGCAAGAGTTGATGCAGGAATGTATAATAGAGAACAAGAAAATAGAATAAGAGATTTAGCACACAGAAGAATGGAAAATAATAGATTAACTAGACAAACACGCAACGTTATACGAACCAGAAGAAATAGAACACGACATTAATTAGTAAAATAGATACAACGAATTATGAATAACAAAACAAAGAACCGTAATAAATAAATTGAAATAAATATAAAATATTATAATATCACAACAAACAATATGGCATATATCATTTCAATTGAAGGAAATATTGGTTCCGGAAAAAGTACATTTCTTTCTTATTTAAGAAATAATTGTTCTTCAGATATAATATTTGTAAAAGAACCAATTGATTATTGGGAACAAATAAAGGATAGAGAAACAAACGAAACTATGTTGCAAAAATTTTATAAAGACCAAAAAATGTATTCATTTTCATTTCAAATGATGGCTTTTATATCTCGTTTCTCTATATTAAGAGAAACAATAAGACAAAATCCTTCAGCAATTATAATTACTGAAAGATGTTTGTATACAGATAAATATGTATTTGCCAAAATGTTATTTGAAATGAAAAATATAGAAGATGTAAATTATCAAATATATAATAAATGGTTTGAAGAATTTGCTTGTGAAATTCCCATAAATAAAATAATTTATATAAAAGCTAATCCTGAAATTTCTTTTGAAAGAATTAAAAAAAGAAACAGAATAGGAGAAAGTGAAATTCAATTAGATTATTTAATCAATTGTCACAAATATCATGAAGATATGATTGATTTATTATCAACAACAACGGAAGTTATTTATATTGATGGAAATGTAGATATCACTGAAAATCCAACAATAATTCAAGAATGGAGAATTCAATGTAAAATATAATTACACAAAATCATGATTTATATATTCGTCATATCTATTGTGTAATACAACTTTACCATTATATACACATGTATTTAAATCATCCAATTCAAGTAAAAACTTGTATTTTTGATTATTTAATAATATTATTTGTGATTTTTTTTGTTTAACAAAGGGCATATTCATTTGAGAACAAATACTCCATCCCCAATATGAATAAGATTTTTTATGATTGGTATACAAATCTATATATTTATCAATACAATATTTTAAAATGTAATTATTTTTTTTAGATAATATAAAATGAGGATTAAATTGATATCCAGTGATATAACTACTAACTGTCGCGGATAAACATGTAACAAAATCATCATTATTTTCTATATACTCACTAAGAGGTACGAGTGGATTAATATCAGCGTCCACATATAATCCACCATATTTATAAATAATACACACCCGCCAAAAATCAGCTTTAATTGGTCCATCTGGTATGAAATTAAATATATCTAAATATAATTGTGAATACTCCGTTAATAAAAATTGTTGACATAATTCGTCGTCATATAATTTGATTTCATATTCTGGATTTAATTCTTTCCATTTTTGAGAATAAATTTTTATTTTATCTAATTTTTTATGACAAATATAAATTACTTTTGGTATATTTGTGTTATATTCTGTATTAAATAAATTACTATAATTAATATTTGAATTTAATTTTCTAGTATCATAAAATGTTTTATCGGTCCAACAATGAGCCCAATATTTATTAAATTTAGGTTGTTCGTTTCTATAATTATCGTGAAAATGTAATATAATAAAATTTTTAAATTTAATATTCGTATATTCTTTGTTTTTAGGATTGGGAAGACCATTTGTTACATTTAATAACAATTGTGTGACATGTATATCTGAAAAATATTTTTTAATCATTAATGGTCCAGTTGGTTCAGTTAATTTTTTTCCATAAAAATTATTATTCACATTTTTAACTACCTCATTAATACATTTCCTCATTATTTCATTATTTGGTTTACAAATAATAATTGCGTTATATATACCATATTTATCAAAATCTTTACAAAAATATTCTTTATCCAATAAATAATTAAAATTAAATCCATTTACACAAAAAAATTTAACGTCTAAATAAATTCCACCATATTTATAT